ACACGGCGGAAGAAACGATTGACATATGTGCCAAATATCTTGGTTATCTTGCCATCTGCAACGTCTTGCATCATCTGAGAACCTGCGGGTCTATCGGTGAATGCTGGGTTCTTCTTTGCACTAACTCCATCGTCTATGTAGAGCATACATTGATTGATATCATAACCCTCAACCATGAGCAATGAAGTCAATCGGAGTTTTTGGGCTTCAACGGATTGGTCGCCTGTTGATACTCTGAGATATACTGCTACGTTTGGGTGTCTAAGTTTCATCTCAGATGGACTATTGTTGTCACCTATTTGAGAAGAAATCAGTTCTTGAAAAACATCGGAGTTCTGCAAGTAATTTGGGCTTAGTAATGCGTCGGACATAACCAATGGCTACCCATCTACCCTTATAACGCGTTTGGTGGCGTTTCAGAGCATCCGTAAATTGCCTGAATCGGTGTATTTTGTCGGTGGCCATTGGTCACGAATTGCACCAGAAACCAAACCTTCCACCAGATTCAATCTAAGCCAATCTGGAACTTGACCGAATGCAACGGTATCTTCACCAAATGCCTCATTGAATCCACTCATAGAACGTGCAGATGCAACCATTGAACGAATCGTTCCCGTTGATTGCATCTCTTCTTCATCACGATTACCCATAGGAAGGAAGAATCCTCCCTCCTTTGTGCTGGTAAGCATACGTTCTGGACGGATGCCCCCATATCGCCACATCGGGAAAGTATTGCCTTTGAGAGTCGCTCTGCTAACCAGAAGTCCGTTGGAAGCCAATTCAGCGCACATTCCTTCTTGCACTTCTCTCATGATGCCTATACCAGCCTCTAAAGAATCGCACTTTTTGTTATCCAACATCATGTAAAATGATAAAGCCAAATTTGAGTATGTGGTATTGGCCACGCCATGAAATGCGATGTTCACATAGACATGGTTGGTGTAAAAGTGGTCATGTTGTTGTGCGGCGATTTGGGGACTAGGATATTGATTGAAAACCGTGAATCTGTTTCTGATAAGTTCACCCACTGCTTTGAACAATACTAGGTCATTACCTGCGGCTGGATATCTGTTAGTAAGAGTAGGCACGTTTGACTGTATATTCATCGTTGTTGGTATGACTTGATAGGGAGATAAGACTACTTCTACAATAGGCCGTTGCTCGCCAGAACCAGCGTCAAAGATTAGAGCATCTTGAAACAAATCTGTTTGGACTAGACGATGCCTAAAACCCTCTTTCAAATTGACCTTTCTGGTAATGTAAGCATTACCACTTGCATCGGTAGTTACTTGCGATAACTCTACACTAGTCTTGATGAATTGTTGTGCCATTACTTCTTCCCCCCTGCTTGTTTGTGTGCCGCCTTAACAGCCGCCTTGAAACCACCTTTCTTCCACTTACCATTCTTGAGTTTGTGCTTGGGTGCAATAGCCTTGAACGCCTTCTTGTAACGACGTTGATAGGCAGTAGTTTTCTTGCGAGGCTTAGGCGTATCAATTGCCTTCTCTAGAACCTCTGCTTGAATCTGACCTTCTGCTACATCCCGAACATTTCCACCAGTAGGAACTAGAGTTTCACCAGCCCTAATGTAGACTTGCTGAGTAGGAGGTCTAGACAGTAGAAATGCTTCATGTGCAGGTATAGCAATCATAGGCATAGTAAACGTGATGTAATCATCCCCTAGAATGAATCCACCAATTGCACCTAATGTAGCACCTACTACGTTACCTGCTACTGGGACAACGGATCCCACCTTAGCACCTAGCGTAGCAAATCTACGAGCATTTGCACCACGTTCCACAAGACGTTTGAAATCACCATCTAGGGCATCTGCAATATCATCTTCAATCCTAGTCTGTTTAGCCATCTAACTCACCTCAGAGGTCTTGGCCTTGAGTGAGCATTTGGGTTAAGTCTCGTTGTGTGATAGACTTTGGTTCTGCAATAATCATGATGTCTATTTCTAGAGTCTTGTTTGCGTGTCGTTCCATAGTGTTGGCAACGACTCCGATTAGTAAATCCGTAACTACATCATACCCATCTGGATGAAGGTCTGGAGTTCCGTATTCGTAATGGTCATTCAATTGATAGAATGCGAGTTGTCCAGTTGCACCTGCTGAGTCAAAAGTAGACTGATATTCTAGGATAGAGATAACGTTAGGGCTACCTATTCCTACATCATTTGCATTCTCGTATGCTGTTGTTGTAGCGAATAACTTGAGGTATGCCTCTTGGTCGTTTGCACCACCACCCAAAGTAAGCAATGCTTCATTGAAAACACCTGTTGCGATGGTTGGGTCTCGCACTTGATAGCGAATTTCTTTGATAGCAAGACCATCTTTTTTGACGATATTAACATAATCTGATAAGTCAATTCGTCCGTATACTAGGGCGGTATCACCGTTGCCTGTAACGTCAAATTGAAGTCGGTCTCTTAGGATAACATCTCTGCTTGATTTAGCCATAGAATTAGATTTGTATTTACGACTATTTACGTTTATTGAAATAGGTAACAACGGGATTTCTGGGATATGCGGGATATGCGGGAAATACTGAATGAACTTGATGAAGAACATGGTCTAACAAACCAACAAATTATGGAAATTGCAGGTGTTAGAGATAGAGATACAGTTTCTGGTTGGTGGGGTGGTAGAAAACCAAGTAAAAAGGCTCATGCGAAACTGGAACTTTATCTTCAATCTCTTGCGCCTGTAGAGCAAACTTGCCCGTATGGCATACCAACAGAGCAGATGTTCAAACACGCCTTAGAATTGCGCTTAAACGGGCTAAACAGAGCATACCCGTGGTTGAAAGAACAGAAGGGACATTGGAGAACTTTTGACCGTAACAAAGACATCCCAGATATTGATTGGAATGATGGAATGAAACTTCCACATCATAAGGAAAGATTGCTCACAAAAAAGCACTACTATGAACTTGGTTGGACTGATTCAAAGAAAATTTTTCCAACCCACTACGAAATTTCACGAGATCTCAAGATTCGGATTGTTGCAGAGTTTCACGACGATGCAACAATTCGGACTCACTTTCAATTGCTCTTAGGATTGTAGCCTCTGAACGGGTGGGAAATCATTCGCTTTGGTTCGGTGAATTGGTGAAGTTGGTCTTGCATTTTGGAAGGCTTCTTGACGAGTCTGCTAACGCCACCTGCTGCCCATGTTTTGCCGGTGGATGTCTTGACACCACAACGGTTCAATTCACGGGCTATAGCAGCAAAGGATTGGCCTTTGTCGTCATTCCATGCAGACTTGACGTAACGGATAACTGATTGTTGATGCCAACATGGATTCATTCGCCCTTCTTCTTCATTCCAGAACCAACCGAATACTGCATGAGAGGACTTTCCAAGTCGTTCTTGGATTCGTTGCATTCCAGATTGGGTTCGCTCTGCTCTCTGCTCGTTTTCCATCTCTGAAACCATCAACAATGTATGCCACATCATACGGCCAGCAGATGAGTTAGAATCTGCAAAACAGTCTGAGGTTTTGATGTTCACATTTGGATAGGTCTTTGTCATCTCATCAAGCCACAAAGCACCTTGAGAAACACGGCGGAAGAAACGATTGACATATGTGCCAAATATCTTGGTTATCTTGCCATCTGCAACGTCTTGCATCATCTGAGAACCTGCGGGTCTATCGGTGAATGCTGGGTTCTTCTTTGCACTAACTC